ACCGCGCATGACTTTTGTCCTGCGCGCCACGCACCATGGCCTCGACCACCTCGCGACTGACCGCCCCCACCGTCTCGAACAAGCCCTCGGGCACATTCAGTTGCAAGGTTTTCTGGCGGTTGGAGTACGTCACATAGCCGGCCTCGAACCATGCCGAACTCCCGGGAATACGGGTGATCGCCTCGGCGATCCCGCCGCCGGTGCACGACTCGGCGGTGGTGACATGGGCATTGAGAACCTGCAGGCGTCTGCCAAGTTCAGCGGCCAGCTGGGTGATTTCTTTCACGGGCGCTCTCCTGATCGTGCGGAATGGAACCACCGTACACGAGCCAATCGCGCTGGCAAGACACAGGTTCGATCAAAATGTTAGCGGGCCAAAGCGCGGATATAAGCCTGACAGGCCTGCAAGGCAATCAATCCGCTGTCGCCGGCGTCGGTGATGGCGATAATTCGTTGAGCATGCGCCGGGTCAAGTCGGGCTCGCGGGGCGCCATGATCCACGCCGCCGGTGCCGGAGGCGGCTGGCATTGCACAGGTGGCGGCAACGTCATTGGCATCGAGGAGGACTGACAGGCGCACATCAGCAGTGGCAAGACGATCGCGCAGGCGACCTTGATCACGTTGGGCATCGCTTAGCGCTCGATAATGGGATTGTTCACTGGCTGATAGCCGTTGTTCCAGGGCTTGGCGCTTGTCCTGCTCGGCTTGCTGTTGCGTCACGGCAGCCTGGGTCAGCTGATTCAGCGTCTCCGCCTGCAACCGGGCCTGTTCCGCGAGTTGCCGGCCGTAACGCCAGTCCTGAACCTGCCAGGCCAGCACCGCCGACAAACCTGCTAACACAACAATGCCAATCAGCCGCCACGACATTAAACCGAAGGCTGGCATAACACCGCCCTCGCCCGCGCCCAGAGTTGCAGGCGATCTTCGAGTCCGTTCAGGCCACCGTTGATCCGTCGAGTGATGCTGTTGAACTGGTCGCGGTCCGCCAGCTCATTCAGGCCGTTCCGCTCCCAGAACCACGCAGCGGACTCGGCGGCCCATTGCGGTTGTTCCAGCTGTTCAGGCAGCGACAGCAGACGCTCATCGCCAAACAGGCCGAGGCTGCACTGGCGGTAGTTGTTGTGCCCGGTGATCTGGATCAGGCCCCGGCCACGGTACTTCTGGCCGTCGCCATCGGCTTCTGGCGTGTTGCCCAAACGCAACGCCAGGGTGCCAGTGTCGTATTTGCTCAGGTATTGGTTGTTGCCCAGTTCACGCACGTACTGCAACTGCCCCGATTCATGGCCGACTTGCGCGAGGAACGCGGCGATGCGTTTCGGTGTGTTGATGTTGCGGTGGGTCATGGCGGTGTTGAGGGCGAAAATGAAAACGCCCGCTTGGGAGCGGGCGTTGGGCAATATTTGTTGTAGCTGAGATGAAGTGAGAGGCATGGGTCATGTTCCATTGGCCGATGTTTTTAACCAGACCGGCGCGAGGGGTTTGCTGAAGTCGTTTGGAAAATTGGCCATCGAGGGCCAGTCGCGCAGATCCTGCCGGTAATCCAGCAGCTCATGATATTCATCGCTGCTCAAGGTCATCGGCGTTCCGGCTGCTTGCTCGTCGCGATCACGGTCGACCAACCATTGGCTGGCGGCCAACTCCTGATCCCGCCAGTTTCGGGCAACTTTCGCCGCCTGCGGTGCGCCCTCCTGCATGGCGGGTAGCGGCACGCCACCGCTCGCCAGCCATTGCTGGTATTCATCCCAGAAACGGTGATGAAGAGGAACGGTCGCGCCATCTGGCAGACGGATGACAGTGTCCGGGTCTTTAGTCAGTTGATAGCTCATAAGAAAAACCTCCTTAAAGTTCGGCGTCGGCAGTGGCGTGGATGTAGTAAGTCTGAGTAATCAGACCGGTATCGGAGTTATCCACCCAGACGCCGCGAGTCGAAGCTCCGAGTGTTCGAGCATTCCCCGACGACACTTCATCACTTCCTGAACGCCATTGCCCTGCGCTCCCTTTCGGCGTGGTGGCGTACAAACTGAAACTTGGAATCGCTCTCTTCTCGACCTTGAAAGTCCACTGAGCCAAGGGCTGCGAGGCGAACCCCGTTTGCCCCTGTTTCACTGTGGATAACAGTGCACCGTAAGGACCTGCCATGTTTCCCGGAGGCAGATCCTGACTGTAGGTTTTTTCAAAGTAACGCTGGCACATCATCAACTCGTCGCCAGGACTACGCAGTTCGAACGGCGTCGACACTCGCCCCTCTTCCAACTGGATTTGCGCCAGGTCGATAACCTGCAAAACACTCAAAGGCAGATCGAAAGACAGCCGCAGAAAGTCATTGCCACTGCTTCCCAATGTCTTACCCGCCAAGGACGGTATTTGAATCGTGGCACTGTATCGGGACCACGTCGTCTTGAGCTGAAAGCTGCCCACCGGCGTCACCGTATCCGCGCTGCCGCCCACACCGAAATACTGTGCGATCGTCACATTGAGCTGACGCGCCGTGTCGGCCTTGGCCCAGAACGTCAACGTCGCGGTCTTTCCCGCCAGGGTCCTGACCGACTCAATGGCCTGGGAGATTTTATGCACGCTGGCGCCAACCCCCGCGGTGATTTGCTGCCAACGCATGAAGTAACGGGGTTCATTGGGGACATCGGTCTGACCCAATGCAAAGTTCTGCCGGGAAATATTCACCCCGGCATTTCCGTTCCAGTCACAACGAAAACGGTCAGCGATATAGGCCCCGCTGTAAGGCCCCAGGTTGGCTGTCCCGCGCTGCCAGATATCGAAGTTGCCGTTAATCACCAGGTTCTTGCGATACACCTGCACGGGGAAATTCTGTTGCGGATCGAGTTTCGCCAACTCCTTGATAGCCAGGCTCAACTGATCATTTTGATTTTCGGAAGGCGTCAGACCGGCAGCGGCGATGGCATTGACGATTTCCTTGGTGACGGCGTTACCCCACGAGGCAGGAATCAGGGAACCGGGAGTTCCGGCGACCGGGTTTTCATCGACAAATTGGCCGTTGACCAGCCCCGCGCTGGTGACACTTCTTGGGTAGTCCATTTTAGCTTCTCTGTTTATTGGGCTTCATACCGTCACTGGGTCGAACCGGGAACTTGCGGCCAGTCGATCGCTGTCGGAAAGTTGGTTTGCTGTTCAAGACGATTCAACTCAACGCTGTAGAGCTTCCACTCCATCAGTGCCAACTGCTCGATATGGGTCGTATCGCCGATATCTTCGGCGTATTGCAGCGGGGCGATACGCAGGACCGCATCACGCAATAGCGCATCGCGTTGGGTCAGTACCTGACTAATGAAATGCGCCAACCGAGCCTGGTCATCCAGTTCCCAAGTGTTATTGCGCCAGACATAAAACGCTCCCGGCCATGGGGCAGTGGTCAAGGCGTCGGGCAACTCCCCCAGTTCACTCCAGATTTGCTGCGCCCCACCCTCTTTGCGATACGCCACGCCACGCCGATCAATGACTTCGCGTGGAACGTTATTGATCAGCGCCCAGGTACGGCCTTGTTCGAGTGGAGGTAATTCAAATGAAAGTTCCACGGCATTACTGGGCAGTTGAATACCGATGCCCGGCGTCACGAAAAACTCCACGGGCCCGGACAAGGCACCCGCGTTATCAATCAGATAATTAAACATGGACACCTCAGATAAGTTTGATGCGGCCGGGATAGGCGATGTTGCGTGGGCGGGATTTGTAGACGTAGAGCAAGGTGCTGGCAGGATCCATTTGATAGTTGGTTCCCGCCGGGTAGATGGGGCCGCCATTGGTGAGCGAGCTGACATATTGGGATTCCTCACCGTTGGCAGCACCGATGGTCGTCAGGCTGTCAGTCCATCGCGACCCCACCGCGCCACCGCCATTCGCGCCCATGGCGTAGGCATGTGAAGTGCCTGGCTGGAAGGCCCCCATCACACGTCCCGCATCCACGCCACGCCCTTCATCGAGGACCCTCAGGAACTCCCCGCGATTTTCAGGCCCACGGAACGTCAATGCCCCGTCGCCGCTGGTCCATTTGCCTTCGTTGCCCACCCGTGCGGCCTCGGTGCCGAGCATTCCTGACTGCTGCGCGTGATCCCACAGCCATGGCCATTGCGCACGATTCATCACCGTGCCATTGAGCGCGCCATAGCCACCCGGGCTCAGCAGCGTGGTCGTCTCGAAAAACGGTCGCCCCAACGGCGTGTTGTCAAACCGCCCCACCGGCCACCAACTGCCGGCGCCATCGCTGCGCAGCTGCCACCAGTCGCCGCCGCCCATCAGCACCAGGAATGGATAGCCGGTCGCCGACAGATGAGTGTGAAACCGGATTCGATCAGTGCCGGCAGCCTGAATAACCAAGCGGTTGCCGCTGTTGTCCACGCGTCGAACAATCACGTCGCGAACGCCCATGGCGACGTTGGCCGGTGGCAGCGTGATGGTGGCCGCGCCGGGGCTGGCATCAATCAACACCAGACCGAGTTCTTCTGGCGCCAGCAGCTTCGATGCAGCCAGCCGGGTAACCACCGAACGCATTGGGCTGGTCACGCCGATGATCGCCTGGATGGCTTTGAGCAACTGACCGTTGTCCGCTTCCGATGGCGCGATTCCAGCGCCAGCAACCACACTCAAGATCTCTTGCGTAACGGAGTTACCCCAGATCGCCGGAATCAACGATCCCGGCGTACCCGCCACCGGGTTCTCATCGACGAACCGGCCATTCACCAGTCCGACACTGGGGATGCTTTTTGGATAATCCATGGTTCTGCTCCCTGTAAAAAACACCTGCATGGCCATTGGCACTAAGGCAATGCAGGTCATGTTTGAATAAAAACAAAAACGCCCACGGTGAGTGGGCGTTGGATTCGGCGATAGATCGGATGAACTAGCCTGCGAAGTCGCTCACCACGGCACGTATGGCGGCAATCGCGTCATCACTGACTTGGTTGGCGAGTTCGGTTTTACCCTTGGCGATATGAACTTTGACTTGCTGTTTCGCCTTCAAGCGCAGGGTTCGAAGCGTCAGCAGGCTCTCGTTGAATTGAGCTGCTTTGGCAACGATCTGATCCGCCGCTTGTCTGGCAGTGCGCCCCTTTACGACCCAGGCTGACACCGCTAGCGGTACAACTTTTTTCGGGTAGTCTTCGTCGATGTAAGCCTGAGCATCGGCGGCGGCTTGCGCATATTCCATCGCCCGCAACGGATCGCCTGCAATGACATTTCGCGCATCGTCTGCCGCCGCATCAATCCTGGCGCTCAGGCGTTCGCCTTCCTGTTGTTGGGAGACCGAAACATTCAAGGCGTCGACAACCCACTGTTCACCGTTCCATTCATGATCTGGCGAGGGTTTGGCCGGACGAAGTTCATCTTCGTACTGATGAAGTTCCTGGATAACGATCATCGAATGAGCTCCCACGAGAGATGTACATTGATCGCAGCGGAAAAGTTAATGGCGATGCCGCTTGTGTAATCAGGTTGAGAAAAGGTTTTGATCCCCATCGAAAGCAGCAACTCATCACTGTTCCCGTTAGTAGCGTTGAACGTGTGTTCGGCTTGATAACTCTGCCAGAGCGAACGTAACTCCGAATGATCAAAACTGGCGACCAAGGTTGAAACCGTCGTGTCGTAAACAACGTTGTTGGTGAAAATACAAACGGCAAAGCCAGGCGTTGACCAGCCATCGGCACTAATAACGGCGCTACTGGGCGGTGTCATTAGCGAGTAATTGCCCCCCATCCAACCTCCGGGAGCAAAAGACACGCCAGTGATCAAGGTGGGGTGAGGCGTCGGATTACCCACCACCAGCCGCGCGGCCCGTGCATGGGGATCCAGAGGAAGGTAAACCACGCCGCTTCCATTCACGGTCTGGGTCCACGACAGTCGGTTGCGGTTGTAAATCAGCCTGACGATTGGCGTGGTACCCGGACCTGCGGTGACGACCCAGGCGATGCACATATCCAGCGGCGTGGATTGAAAGCCACCGCCCGCAGCACCATTCACAGTGCCTTTCAAATTATCCGGGACTGCGTCGTACAAGGTGCCGCGCTGCATGTAAAACGTCAGCGCACCACCAATCACCTGCGCCCGCAGAAAGTAGCCGGAGCTTGGCAACAATTCCGCGCTGCTCCAGGCTTGCGTCGTGAACGTGCGCGACCGCCCCAACTGCCCCGCCACCACTTCCTGGCCGATGCTGACAAACACCCCGGCCGGAATCGACACCTTCCCACCGCTGGTAGACGCCGCAATCGGCGTCACCGACAGACGCCCGTCCGCTGTCGCCACCGTGGGCGCCGGCAGCGAGCCGATCGGCAATGCCGAATCCAGATTCCAGCCCTTGGCCGAAACGCTCTGAATGGCTTGCAGCAACTGGTCAAACTTCGTCTCGTCCGGGGTCAGGTCGCCCGCCTTGATGACGTTCACAATTTCCTGCGTCACCCCATTGCCCCACGCCGCCGGAATCAACGACCCCGGCGTCCCGGTCAGCGGGTTCTCATCGACAAACTTGCCGTTGACCAATCCGGCGCTGGGCACTTTCGTTGGAAAATCCATCTCTCTACTCCCTAGTCATAATTGATGTGCACCTTGGTGTGCGCCGGGGCGCTGCGGTGGATCAGGCATTCCAGGGCCGAGCCTGGATTGACGCCGAAACGTTCGCCCCAATAGCTCGCGCCGAAACGCCGGCCCAGCAGCAATCGGCCGCCGGTGTTGAGCGTCCACATGAACTGCGCTTCCCAGGTGCCCCAGTGCGCCGCACCAAAACGCGAGCGGCCCATGCGCGGGGCTTCGAGTTCGGTGATGGTGGCGTTCGGGTAGCCCTGGCTTTTGGCGATCTCAAGGTAGTAACCGACCGCCTGGCTGCCGACCGCAAGCAAGCGACGGCGCACCGCAAGCCGGCGGTCATCGAACAACGGCGTGGCG